GTTTAGCGGCATGCGCAGAAGGGATTTATGCACATCAAAAATGGCTAATCAAACAGTTTTTCCCGGATACTGCCGACACTGAATTTTTAGAAAAGCATGCAGGATTACGCGGTTTGCGTCGTCGTAACGCCACTTATGCAGCAGGCAAAGGCGCCACTATTAGTGGCAATCCTGATGCTGTGATTGCCGTAGGGCTACAAATCAAAACAGAAGATGGGCGTTTTTATGAGACGACCGAAAGTGCGGTCATTTCCGCCAGTGGTTCTGCAGTTGTTGCGGTGCGCTCCCTTGCTACTGGCGCAGCGCAAAATATTAAAACCGCTACAAAAGGATCGTTTATGGCGGCGCCAGTTGGCGTGAGTACGGATGTTGTATTAAATGATGTGGTTGGGGCGACCAATGCCGAAAGCGATAGCTCATTGTTGGAGCGTTTGCTTAATAAAATCCGCCGACCCGCAGCAGGTGGCAATAAATACGATTACAAAGACTGGGCGTTAGAGGTGGATGGCGTTGAACAAGCGTATGTTTACCCGCTACGCCGAGGGCTCGGTACAGTTGATATTGCGATTACGGCCGATAATGGCGTGCCAAGTGATGACACGGTACGTCGCGCGCAAGAATACATCGACCAAGAGCGCCCGGTAACCGCAAAAGAAAGCAAAGTCGTTAAACCTGATGTGACAAAAGTCAACTTTAACATCCAGGTTAAAATCAGCGGTGTCGCATTAAATGACATTAAGACCGCCATTAACAATGCATTACGGGATTATTTTAACGGTTTAATCCCTGGAGATGACTTGATTGTATCCCAATGCGAAGCTGTGATTAATAACTTAATTGGTGTGGTTGACCGCCGTTTTACTGCGCCAACAGCGAACCGAAAAGCGGATATTGTCAATAAAATTGAATGGTTCCGACTTGGCGAGGTGACTGTGACGGAGATGGCTTAATGCAACACGCCAACGTATTAAAACAGCTTTATCCGCCTGTAAGTTACAACATCAACGGCGAACACTTTATCGCACAATGCGAAGTGGACGGCAGTGCATTTGACCGCTTACAACAAAGCGCAGAAGAGGTATTAGCAGCAATTGAGCCTGCTACCTCAAACCAAATGTTATCCGATTGGGAGCGTATTTGTGGGATTAAAACTGATTTAAGCAAGTCTTATCAAGAGCGTGTTAAACGCGTCATTGTGCAGTTAAATGCCGTGGGTGGCTTGTCTATCCCATACTTTACCCGCATCGCCGAAAGCATTGGTTATCAAATCCAAATTAAAGAGTTTTCGCCTTTACAAAATGACCTGCCTAATCCTGGTGACTTGGTGCAATTTCGCAACGAGCCCCGCGATAGCTTGATTTATATGTGGCGGGTGACCGTTTTAAACGGTGACGACAATATTGTGTATTTCCGCGCGGGCAGTTCGTTTGCCGGTGATCACTTGGTTGAGTTTGGCGACCCCATTATTGAGGAGTTCTTTCGCGATTTAAAACCAGCTCACACATACTGTTACTTTGCATATCAATAGAGACCAAAAAAATGAAAACGTTACTACCCGAAATTAATTCCGCTGACAATCGCTTTCACGCCGGCAATCCCGCAACAGGTGAGCAAGGCACACGCGTGACAGACACTTGGCTGAACGACGTGCAAGACCGCGTGCGAGACGTGCAAGCTGAGGCTCATTATGTGTTGCAAAAAGCTGGGTTCAAGCCCTTAGAAAATAAGCAAACGCAGCTTTATGAGGCGATTGTTAAGATTATTGATGACAACCGAAAGACGGCAAGTTTAACTCAAAAAGGCGAAGTGCGATTGACGAGCGATACGGGGTTGGACAGCGAAGAACTAGGATTAACTGCCAAAGCAGGTAAAAAACTCGCGCAACTGATTGCGACGGTGCAGCTTGCGTTAAATAACTATATCCCTCTTAACAAACGATCATCCGCAGTCAATAGCAACGACGAAAATAATGTAGCAACATCAAAAGCGGTTAAAGCCGCTTATGACAAAGGCGTGGAAGCGAAAAATGCGGCAGATAATGCCCAACGTACGGCAAATGATGGTGTGTCGAAAGCGAATGCAGCACAAACAAGTGCAAATACAGCAAATAATAATGCGAATGGTCGCGTGCCGAAAACAGGTGATACAACCATAAACGGTATATTGAGGGCTAAAAATACATCTGGAGGATGGAGCGCTTATCAATTTGAGACATCAGAAGGCTATTGGCAGTTAGAGGTACACCCCAATTCGCACGAAGCGGCTAATCGTCGTTTTAATATGCTGTTTAACCCTAATATAGGTAATCGTGTTTATCTATCATTCCCAGCGCTAGGAGATGACGGCGAAGTTGTTGCATACAGAAGTTGGGCGGTTAATAAAACAGGCGACACAATGACTGGTATTTTACGTACAGTAGGCATTGCATCTTCTCAATTTGGTTTCGGTTCCTACGCTCAGCAATACACTAGCGGTGCACCTTTTATGGTTGAATCTACAGGCTCAAAGGACAGAGATGCCTACCACCCGTTTGTCAAAGGTTTAGTCCGCTCAAAAGGACATTATGGCGCTGGATTTTCGTTCGGTTACACGACCAAACAAGGCAATGGGGACGGATTTGGCAGAGGAATTATTAACCTCGTTGAAGATAACGGTACAAGTAAAAATTGGGGATTTGAGCACAATGGCGACTTTAATTCCGCTGGGGATGTTCGCTCTTCAGGTGGTAAATCTCTTAACAAATCTGTATCTATAGATGATTTTTCTCATAATCTATCGAATAACGGTTGGTGTAAATTACCTAATGGGTTAATCCTTCAATGGGGAGTATCGACTAATGCAAATATTTTATTCCCTATTGCTTTTCCATCCGTTTGTTTCGCTGTCTCTCATTCAAAAACAGGGGGAGGCAGAGATACACGGATTGAGAGCGTATCAAGAACAGGGTTTAAATCTGTTGCATCAGGTCAAGTAGGCACTACTTATTATATTGCTGTTGGCAAATAATTACATATCCCAGATTAATAAGGATTTAATATGCAAATTTATTATTCAGATGGCTTTTATATTGATGATATACACGGAGAAAAAATACCTGCTGAAGCAGTAGAAATTAGCCAAGATAAATATATTGAGCTACTTAACGGCCAAGCGCAAGGTAAACAAATTATCAGCAACAAACAGGGCGAGCCAGTGTTGATTGAGCTACAACCAAGCCCCGCACACGAATTAAATCTTGATACGCTCAAGTGGGAAATTTCACCCGAAAAACAAACCGTACTTTTAACAGAAAAACGTAACCGCTTAATCGAGCAAATTGACAGCCACGCGGCAACAATTTATAGCACGTGGACTCGATTCGAATCGGAATATCGTGAGCGTCAAGCAGCAGCAGAAGCGTATAAGTCCGTAAATTATGAAGGAGACTGTAGCCGTTATATCACAGATTTTGCCAAACGTGCAGGCTTAAATAACAAAGCCGCAACAGATTTAATTTTAGTGCAAGCAGCAGGGCTCGAAAAACTGCAGGTTGAACTCGCTAACCAACGCATGCGTAAATACGAGCTCAAAACGCCTAATCTCACGCTTGAGCAAATGCAGTCAATCTATGATGACATTATCAAACAAATGGATAACTTAATGGAGGCTTATAACAATGGCTGATAAGGTTTATTTAGCACTTTATAAACACAAACGCTCTTTCCTTAAAGAACCGCTTAAAGCGATCGCAGATACAGTAACGCGCTTTCTAACAAAAGGTAAATACTCCCATTGCGAGCTGGTTATTGCACAGATTAACTTCACTACCGGTCATCACTACGAATACGAGACAATATACCAGTGTTTTTCATCATCTGTGCAAGATGGTGGTGTTCGTCGTAAAGAAATTGACGTCATGAACGGCAAGTGGGATTTAATCGAACTACGCAACGTAGATCCAAATCAAATTGTGAATTATTTCGACTGGACAAAAGGCATGAAATACGACTGGTGTGGTGCTATCGGTATAGTCCTTGGTATCAAACAAAAACGGTCAAAATATTTTTGTTCTGAATGGTGCTATAACGCATTAAATCAAGGTAACCAAGACGGATGGCGATTTAGTCCGAATGATTTGGCAGTGATTTTTAAAAGAGGATAAATAACATGAAAATCGGTGACACAATAAAATTACGTAACGGCAATGCTGGCACTATCGTCTATGAGAGCCCATTTGGCAAATTTTTAATCGTTGAGCATAACGGTGATGAGTTACCACCTAGCCACTGGCATAATGCGGATGGTACGTTTTATGCAGATTGTACAAGTGATTTAGATGTAGTCCAGGAATAAAGACGGCGACACTATCTGTGCGGGAACACGGATAATGCCAGCTAAGCAGAATAAGCCTGCATATAGCTATATGCCGCCTACCTCGCGAGGCAGGCGGTATTTTAACAAAACCGCTAAAAATGGGAAAGTATATGCAGAATTTAAAAGAGATCCGTTGCCAATGTTGCAACAAATTATTGGCAAAAGTCGGCACAGTGAAACATTTAGAAATCAAATGTAGTCGCTGTAAAACCATTAACCATATTAATTAACTTGATTTGAGTGTCGGAGTGTCAAGAACACCGGAACGCCATAGATAAGAAGGAAAAAACTATGGCAAATCAAGCCAAAAGAAACTTTAAGCAAGCCCCATTACCGTTTGTCGGTCAAAAGCGCAACTTTTTAAATCACTTTAAAGCGATTTTAAACGAGCAGATTCCAGGCGATGGTGAGGGCTGGACGATTGTTGATACGTTCGGTGGTTCAGGCTTGCTTAGTCATACTGCAAAACAACTCAAACCTCGCGCTCGCGTGATTTACAACGACTTTGACGGTTACGCTGAGCGCATTAAGCATATCGATGACATTAATCGCTTGCGTGCACAAATTGCGGCGTTGTTAGTGGATATCCCACGCCAAAAGCGCATCACCGATAAAGCACTCAAGGCGCAGATTATTGACACCATTAAAGCGTTTGACGGCTATGTTGACCTTGCCACGCTAACTAGCTGGCTGTTGTTTTCTGGGCAACAGGTCGGCACGTTTGAGGAGTTATGTGCCAAGGACTTTTGGCATTGTTTACGCCAGTCAGACTACCCATCTGCAGACGGTTATTTGGACGGCGTGGAGGTGGTCTCAGAGTCGTTTCATACACTACTACCACGCTTCGCAGCCGACCCGCGGGCGGTATTTGTTTTAGATCCACCTTACCTATGCACCAAACAAGAGAGTTACAAACAGGCGCATTACTTTGATTTAATCGACTTCTTGCGATTAATCAACATCACCCGCCCGCCGTATATCTTCTTCAGCTCGACTAAATCGGAGTTTGTGCGGTTTATTGAGTACATGCAGCAAGATAAGGTGGATAACTGGCAGGCGTTCGACGGCGCGCAGAGAGTGGCAATCAAGACCGCCCTCAACTACCAAGGCCTGTACGAGGACAATATGGTGTACAAGTTCTGATGTCGCCGACATTAATGTCGGAGAGATAATTCAAAAGCCCTTTAAACATAGTTTAAGGGGCTTTTAAAAATAGTCGTTAAATTGCACAACTCATTGCTGACAGGCAGACAAAACGGTGACATTTTAATGTCGCCGTTTTTGTTTTTAAGGTATAGTGATTGTACGTAAAAATTAGCGGTTAATAGTAGGTCTTTATTTTTAGATTTGACGTAGCGTTATCTTATATAATTGCATTTTTATTTGCATAGGTGAAAAAAAATAAATCTATGCAAATAAAAATACTGATTTATGCAAATAAATTTGCGCGCTTACAAAAGTGCGGTGAAATTCACCACACTTTTTTTATTCTTTATTTTCCTTGTTCTCTTTATTGTTGGAATACATCGAATCAATGATATGACGATAGCGTTCCATAAT